TTATTTAGCGAGATTTTTCTCGATAAACGGCCGGAAAGCGTTATAGATGCGCGTCTGGTTTGTTCGGCACAGTTTAGCGAATGCCTTGCCTTCGCTTTTGCAGCTCAAGGTCAGCGTGATTCTCTCGTTCGATCCGCTGCCGGGCATTTTGATGATCGATGCCGCGATATTGCCGTTCTCGGTCGCATTGTAGGTCTGTATGACGGTATCGGTCGCCACCTGAATCTTCTGGTCGGCATTCTGGGTGATAAAGATCTGTGCCAGCGAGAACATTTTCGCGCAGTTCGACTTGTCGCGGCAGGTGATATTCGCCTGCACGCGCGCATTCGCCAGCGCGATGATGTCTTCCTTGGCCTGCGCCTCCTCGCGCTCCTGCCGCACTGCTTCCGCCTTGTCGGAAGCGGCCTTTTTTGCCGCTTCTTCCTTAGCGCGAACAGCGAAAGCGGCTGCCGTGGCCTCCTGTTCTGCATGCGCGAGCGCACTGGCGTCCGCGACTTTCTGGAGATAAGCCTGGCGCGCCAGCGGGCCGAATACGCCGCCTTCGGGAACACCAACGATGATCCCGTTTTCCACCGTGTACTCGACCGAACCGGTCGGCGTCGCGTTGTAGCGCTGGGCATTACCCCGGCGCCATTTGACTTTATTGACGCCTTTATCGGTGGCCGGCATGCCCAGGATTGTTTCCGCTTCCATCATTCGCGATGAAGGCAACCTTTTCGGCCGCGTCCGGGTTAAGGCCGACGGCAAGGTGGCTATCTCGTTCTACTATCGATACCGGTATGAAGGCAAGTCGAAGGATATGTCTTGCGGCACTTGGCCCGCTGACAGCTTGGCAGAGATCCGGACAGCTCGGGATGCAGCACGGACCAAGCTAACCTCCGGACTAAATCCGGCTGCTGAAAAAAAGTAGGCACGGCACGACAGAAAGGAAGAAACCACAGCGAGACTGGCGGCCCTGGAGTTGCAACGCATCGAGAACCTCACGGTCAAGGATATGTTCGACGCCTGACTGCTCGACGGCGTGCGCCGCAAGGATGGCAACGCCGAGCTGCGCCGGTCGTTCACGGCGGACGTGCTGCCGGCGATTGGCAGCATCGCCATCAAGGATCTGACCGAGCATGACCTCGGTGGTGTGCTGCGCACCATGGTCGCGCGCGGCGTCAACCGGGCGGCTGTCATGGTTCGGAACAGCCTGACGCAGATGTTCGCCTGGGCCGAGAAGCGGCAGCCATGGCGCAAGCTGCTGATCGATGGGAACCCGATGGAGCTGATCGAGATCGAGAAGATCGTCGCGCCGGATTACGATATGAGCAATGAGCGGGATCGCATCCTTTCCGATGCCGAGATCGGCGAACTCCAGGCGGTGTTCGACAAGCTGCAAGCCGAGTACGATGCCGCGCCCGACAAAAGGTACGGCACGCAGCCGGTGGCGGCGACCACGCAACGCGCGATCTGGATCATGTTGTCGACGCTGTGCCGCGTTGGCGAGATGAGCATGGCCAGGTGGGAGCACGTCAACCTGGACGCAGCGGAGTGGTTCATCCCGAAGGAAAACGTTAAAGACAATCTGGCCGATCTCACGGTGTACCTCTCCCCTTTCGCGCTCGAGCAGTTCCGCCAGTTGAAGCAGGTCACCGGCAAGACGGAATGCTGCTTCCCGGCGCGGAATAACGAAGGGCACGTCGACTCAAAGTCAATCAGCAAACAGGTCGGTGATCGGCAGTCGATGTTCAAGAAGGCGAAGGATGGCAGTCCGCGCGCGCCGATGAAGAACCGGCGCCACGACAACACCTTGGTGCTCGGCGGCGGCAAGACTGGTGCATGGACACCGCACGATCTACGCCGCACCGGCGCGACGCTTATGCAGCGCCTGGGGGTCTCGCTCGACATTATCGACCGCTGCCAGAACCACGTTCTGCCTGGCAGTAAGGTGCGCCGACATTACTTGCACCACGACTATGCTGATGAGAAGCGTGCTGCTTGGACGCTGCTGGGCGATCACTTGGTGAAGGTGCTAAGCGCGCGCCGCGCGTGTTGATAAAGAATCGGTACCGCGACAATACTCTTGCGCCCGGCGTCAGCATTGCAGCCGCGTGGATGGCTCTCGGCCTGGATCGCCCAGACACCATGATGAGAAAGTGGCTAGGCATGTCGCTCGACGTCATGGCCGCGCAGTGTGACGCGCACTCGCATTTCGTATTGAAATTACCACAAATTTGACAAATAAATACTCATACCGACAAGTGCAGATCGAAGCCTGTAACATTACCCCTTGTTCACTAAACATGAAGGAGCATCATGATCCGCAAACTAGCCGCACTGGCGGCCTTATTATCGCCACTATGCAGCGCGCACGCCGAGCAAAGCAGTTGGTCATTCGTCTATACCGGCTTTGATGTTGCCACCATTAGCTGGGACGGCGAAACCACGAAGTGGAATCCCGCTGCCAACATCAAAGGCAAGTTCAGCGGTACCGACAGCAATGGCGATGGCATGCTAGTGTTTTCCGAACTGAGCTTGCTCCAGGTCGACGGCTTTGACTACGTCGGCTGCTCATGGGGAACGTGTCATTCGGACTATACCTTCAACTATACCCCGAACGGTCAGCTCGATTTCAAAGTACGCCGCTTTAGCAATGATCCGGAGGGCTATGTTTTCTGGTCTACAGTGTACGAAACCGGCGCGAGTGCGGATTTCACAACATTCACCTTGGGCACGCCGAGCGGGGCGCGTTATGCGTGGACGCCGCAGACTACCCTGTCGATCGCCGCAGCTGTTCCAGAGCCATCATCTTATGCCATGGTTTTGACAGGCTTGCTACTGGTAGGCGTCGCAGGATGGGTTCGTCGCGCCAGGTAAAGCGTTGTATGCGAGACAAATTTCGCAAATGTTTACCACGTCGAAAAGCGTGTGTGCCCCTCCCTGTGTAAGCGCATCCCCCCCTGAGGGCCAGCAGCTCGGCCTCGCAGCGCCGATAGTGCGCCAGCAGCTCGACGCTGACCATCTGCATGGGCGAATTGTCCGGGCCGTCGATCCGATGCATCTCCAGGATCAGCGGCCCGACCGCGTCGCTCACAGGCACCCCGCGATGACGGCTTCCAACTGCGCCTCGTACTTGAGGTGCAGCGGCAGGTCGCGCGCCAGGGCCAGCACCTTCTCGCCGTCGCTGGCATCCGGCGCGAGCGTGCGCGTGGCGAACGTCGGCCGGGCCGGCGCAGCCGTCACGCACGGGCGGTAGACCGGCACCTTGACCTCTTGCACGACCGGCGCGGCCGCGCACGCGGTGAGCAGCAGCAGGGCCGCCAGCAGCAGATACTTCATCGGGTAGCCTCCAGGATCAGGTCGACGGTCGGCATGGCCTCGTCGCAGGTGGTGGCGCGCGCGCCGGCGACCCGGGCCAGCGCCGCGTCGAAGCGCCGAGCAGTTGCCGCAGCTTGCTGCTGGGCGGCCTGCCCGCGCGCCTCGGCCACCAGCTTGGCGGTGCCAGCGGCCTCGACTGCCGTGTTCTGCGCCTGGATGGCGCCGCGCAGTTCGGCGTTCGCGCTGCGCTCGGCGGCCAGCTCGACCCGGGCGGCGTCACGGTCGCGCGCCGCCAGGAACCAGCCGCCGCCAGTCCACGCGCCCACCACCAGCAGCGCCGCCACCAGGATCACGGCCGCGACCTTCCAGATACCGCCCGTGACGCCGGCGGCCAGCGTGCCCAGGGCGCTCACGTCGCCCCCAGGCACATGTTGCGCTCGACGGCGCGCCGCTTCACCAGCCCCGGCAGCCGGATGCCCTTGGCGTACGTCCAGCGCAGCAGCTCGTCGCAGCCGCCGGCCACGTCGCCCGCGTTCAGCTTGCGCGCCAGCGTGGAGCCGCACAGGCTGGCCTGGCCGACGTTGTAGGTGAAGCTGACGAGCGCTGCGCGTCGGTAATCCGGCAGCGGCGCCCGGATGCAGTCGTCGACCGCGTGGTTCGCCAGCTGGAGCGAGGCGGCCAGCATGGCGTCGCATTGCTCAAGCGTGGCGCGCTGCCCCAACCGCACGCCCTTGGTCTCGCCGAAGCAGATCGTCGGGATGCCCACCGGGTCCAGGTAGGCCGCCTGGCGCAGGCCCTCGAAGCCGGCCACCACCGTGAGTGCGATGGCCGCCCAGCCGGCGCGCCGTTTATTTGTCGTTGCCATTCTGCGCGAGCAAGCGCGCGCCAAATGCCAGCGTCGAGACCAAAGCCGCGATGCCGGCGAATACGCCATTGGGGATGCCGGCAGGCTGCACCAGCGCGATATACACCTCGGCGGCGCCCAGCAGGCCCGCAGCGGCGTTGAATTTCAGGCTCCAGGCCTTGGCGAGCACCGCGCGCCAGTCTTCGATGAGTTTCATTTCCCGCTCCAAAATCCACTTCCTTTCGCACCGGTAGCGCCGGTCTCGCCCTGCTTGCCTTTACTGCCGTCGCTGCCGGCGCGCCCACGGTCACCGGTCTCGCCTTTCCTGCCCACGCCGGCAGCGCCGGCCGGCCCCTCGACGCCTTGGGCGCCAGTCTTGCCTGGCGGCCCTTGAATGACCCTTGCGGGATAGAGCACGGCCACCAGGATCAGCGCCGCAGCGACGCCCAGAAAGATGCGCAGCACCCAGTAAAACGATGCCGACCACTTTTTCGCGTTCATCGAATGTGCCCTCCGATTACCTTTTCAAAAATCCAGTAGGCCATTCCGATGACGGCCGTGCCGAGCGTCATGACGCCCCACTTCAGCGCCTTGTTGCGCTCGTCCTCAAGCGCCGCGATCTTGTTGTTTGCCTCCTTGATGTCGGCATCCGCCTTTGCGGTGATGCGCTTGAGGTCCGCCTCGGCCTCGCGCTTGTTTTCTTCTATTTCGCGCTGCAATAGCGCTTGCCCGTGGATCAGCAGGGCAATCTGCACTTCGGTCGAGGCTTGGGTCATTGAGGTCTCGGATCGGCCAATAAAAAAGCCACCCGAAGGTGGCCAGTGGTGGAGTGCATGCGATCAGTCGATCGTAGCGGCGGTGATGAACAGGGTGTCGATGTCGGCCGGCGTCAGCTCCAGCACCTGCCGGATGCCTTCGACCAGCCAGTGGTCGCGCCGGACGTTCTGCGCGTATTCGAGGTACGCGCGCGCCTGCTCGCCATCGGCGCCCGACATCGCATCGACGAAGGACTTCACCGCCGCCATGTGGCCGGCAGCGATCAGGGCAAGCCTTGCATTGAGCATCGGCACAGATTCTGGCACGCGCGGCACGGCGGCGGCGGCTCCAACTCAGTCTTTCCGGGTTCGGCAAAGATCTTGTCGGCGATCGAAAAGCAGCGCTCTCAAGGGAAGCATCCCTCGGGCGATACACACGAGAGGCTGCGAGAGGTGGGCATTGAGGGAGACTGCCGAGTGCATACATTGAAGATGCTGTTACGCGGTCACGAGAAGCCCATGTTTTGTCGCTACCGGCGCGCGAAGTGGATGGCATTTTCGACAGGGTGCAGGATGAGGAAGACGAAACTGAGCAGCTTACCTTCATGGTTTTCGATACGGACGACCTTCGCGTTGCAATTAACCTCAGGGAAATGGTTTTTTGCCACCTCTTATGGGACGCTGGCTTCACGTTTGCGCTTTCGGATAAGCAAGTGAAAATCGCGAACGATGACGATGATCCAAGGGAAAGCGTGCAGGTTTTCTTTTCGGGTGAATGTACTCCGCTCCTATTCGGGGCCGAGTCAGAGACTTGCCCGAAAATTGAAAATGAACGAAGTTACTTCAACACAATTTTCTTTTCCATGACCTTCGGAGGCATACAACGACACCAACGTCTGCACTTCGTCGACGAGGATGGCGAGAGCGCATTCCTGCGCGCCGGGGATGTCGCCATGCTGACAGTTCCGCTGTGGGTACTCGACCCCGATGAACGCATCTACGACGACGATCTGGACGAGGGCGACGAGGGGCCGACCCCAATGCCGGCAGAAGGTGGCGCCGGCCAGCCTTCCGGCGCGCATCCACGCGCTCTCAGCTAACGCAAAGTGCGCTTCCTCATGGTCCACTGAGTACCAGAGGAAGCCAATCTCGTCCAAGTAATCTGTAGGGGTAAATGTAGGGGTAATTTCTGCGGATAAGAAAAAGGCCAGCACGATGGCTGGCCTAAGTCTTTGATTCTATTGGTCGGGACGGAGTGATTCGAACACTCGACCCCTTGCACCCCATGTGAATTTTCCTAGTTCCAATAAAGTCCAACAGGAACCATTGCAACCAATTAATCCTATATAAATCATACACTTGCCATATTTTTTGTCCGACAGCATCCATTCAAGTACACTACGTTCCACGAATATTTAAGGCATATTTAAGGCACGAAGAGCGTATGGGAAAAATGACAGCACAGCAGGTGGCAGCGCTTCGTCCGCGAGACAAGCCTTACAAGCAGAATGTGGACACTGGCCTACAGCTGCGTATTGCGACGAACGGGATCAAGGTGTGGGTAGTTCAATACGTGGTCGAGGGCAGGCAGCGCGAGTTACGCCTCTCACGTCCCTACGGAATGTCGACCACCGACGCATCGATGTCATTAGCAGACGCGCGGAATGAGGCCGCCAGGATACGGACCTTGGCGCGGGAAGGTGTGGATATCCAGGTCCAGCAGGAGGAAGAGAGGTTGCGCGAATTGCAGGCCGCAGTCGACGCAGAAGCGCAACTCGCAAGCTCGCAAGCGAAGCAAACGACAGAAAACCTCTCTGTTGCACAGATGTTCGACGCCTGGCTGCTTGACGGCGTGCGCCGCAAGGATGGCAACGCCGAGCTGCGTCGGTCGTTCGGTGCGGACGTGCTGCCGGCGATAGGCGCCATCGCCATCAAGGATCTGACGGAGCACGACCTCCGTGGTGTGCTGCGCACAATGGTCGCGCGCGGCGTCAACCGGGCGGCAGTGATGGTCCGGAACAGCCTGACGCAGATGTTTGCCTGGGCTGAGAAGCGGCAGCCGTGGCGCAAACTCCTAATCGACGGTAACCCGATGGAGCTGATCGAGATCGAGAAGATCGTTGCGCCGGATTACGATATGAGCAACGAGCGCGATCGCATCCTTGCCGACGCGGAGATCGGCGAGCTGCAAGCGGTCTTCGACAATCTGCAAGCCGAGTACGATGCGGCGCCGGACAAGAGGTACGGCACACAGCCGCTCGCGGCCACGACGCAGCGCGCAATCTGGATCATGCTGTCGACGCTGTGCCGCGTTGGCGAGATGAGCATGGCCAGGTGGGTTCACGTCGACCTGGACGCGGCCGAGTGGTTCATCCCGAAGGAAAACGTCAAGGACAACTTGGCCGATCTGACGGTGTACCTCTCCCCTTTCGCGCTCGACCAGTTCCGCCAATTGCAGAAGGTCACCGGCAAGACGGAATGGTGCTTCCCGGCGCGGAATAACGAAGGGCACGTCGATTCGAAGTCAATCAGCAAACAGGTCGGTGATCGGCAGTCAATGTTCAAGAAGGCCAAGGATGGCGGCCCGCGCGCGCCGATGAAGAACCGACGCCACGACAACACCCTGGTGCTTGGCGCCGGCAAGACAGGGGCATGGACGCCGCACGACCTGCGCCGCACTGGCGCCACGCTGATGCAGCGCCTGGGCGTGTCGCTCGACATCATCGACCGGTGCCAAAACCACGTGCTGCCTGGCAGCAAAGTACGCCGGCACTACCTACACCACGACTATGCAGATGAGAAGCGGGATGCTTGGAAAAAAATTGGCGAACACATTGAGACGATACTGAGTTAAGCGAAGGTCTTGCATCGGCTATCATGCCGGCAAAATTCCACGCAGCTTTCGGGTAGAGAATATCGCATTGATCGCAACCCGGATCACCTTGCGCTCGTCGTCAGTCAGCAGGCCGATATCTCGCTCGATTCCATCGGAAAATTCTCGCGTAGGGCCCGAAATTGATGGCACAGATGCGGCGCCGAAACGAAGCCAAGCAGGGTCAACGTCTAGCCATTCGGCCAGCGCAACTAGCTTGTCTTGCGTGGGAATCGCCTCTCCCATGAGCCATTTCCGCACAGCATGGCCCGTAACTGCCAAATGCGGGAAGCGTCTATTAAATTCTAGGGCAATCGCTGTGGGGCTCCGACTATACGGCTCGTGTGCAATCGCAGTACGCAGGCGACGGCCGAATTCAGATCGGGAAAGCTCTGCGATGATAGGTTTTTCCATGATTTGATTGTCATATTTTTGTTGTAAATATATTACGATCATATCGACGGATTTCTCTACCTACGGTGCTCCAGCCAACTCAACTTGCCGCCTCGCCGGCTTTGCATAACCCACGACCCAGCGGGCATAAATTAGACAATTTCGACACAACCCGAACCATGATTATACGGCGGCGCCAGCAGGGCAGTGGCATGCAGGCTGCTTGAGCAGGGTCGCCCAGGCACATGACTGCGGTGCGATCCCCCCTCGCTATTTCGTAGTGAATTGACCAAAAATTTGACAAATATATACTCAGATTGAAAAGTGGAGGTCGAAGCCTGTAACATCATCCCCTTGTTCACTAACATGAAGGAGGCATCATGATCCACAAACTAGCCGCATTGGCAGCCTTATTGTCGCCACTGTGCAGCGCGCACGCCGAGCAAAACAGTTGGTCATTCGTCTATACGGGCTTTGATGTCGCCACCATTAGCTGGGACGGCGAAACCACGAAATGGGATGCCGACGCTAGCATCAAGGGCACGTTCAGCGGCACCGACAGCAATGGTGATGGCAAGCTAGTGTTTTCCGAACTGAGCTTGCTTCAGGTGGGCGGTTTTGACTATGTCGGCTGCTCATGGGGGACGTGTCGTTCAGACTATACCTTCAGCTACGCCCCGAATAGTCAGCTCGAGTTCAAAGTACGCCGCTATAGCAACGATCCGGAGGGCTATGTTTTCTGGTCCACTGTGTACGAAACCGGCACGAGTGCGGAGTTCATGCAATACGCCTTGGGCTCGCCCAGCGGGGCGCGCTATGCTTGGACGCCGCAGACAACCCTGTCGATCGCCGCAGTTGTTCCAGAGCCATCGACTTATGCCATGGTTGTGGCAGGCTTGCTGCTAGTAGGCGCCGCAGCATACGTTCGTCGCACCAAGTAAGGCGCTTCATGCGAGACAAATTTCTGCAAATGTTTACGGCGTCGAAAAGTGTGTGTGCCCTCCCTGTGTCAGCGCATGCCCCCTCAGGGTCACCAGCTCGGCCTCGCAGCTCCGGTAGTGCGCCAGCAGCTCAGCGCTGACCATCTGCATTGGCGACCTGTCCGGACCGTCGATCCGGTGCATCTCCAGGATCAGCGGCCCGGCTGCGTCGCTCACAAGCACCCCGCAATCACGGCTTCGAGCTGCGCCACGTACTTGAGGTGCACGGGCAGGTCGCGCGCCAGGGCGAGCACCTTCTCGCCGTCGCTGGCATCCGGCGCCAGGGTGCGCGTGGCGAACGCCGGCCGCTCGGGCGCGCCAGTGACGCATGGCCGGTAGACTGGCACCTTGACCTCTTGCACGACCGGCGCCCGGCCAGCGCAGCCTGGCATCAGCAGCATGATTGCGACCAGCAACAGGCCGGCCAAGAGTGAGTACCCATGCGGGTTTCGGCCGGTTTTAGCGTCGCCAGCAGGCCAGCGCCGGATTCGGTAAATCGGGCTCATCGAACCGACTCCAGAATAACGTTCACGGCCGGCATGGCCTCGTCGCAGGTGGTGGCGCGCGCACCGGCGACCTTGGCCAGCGCGGCATCGAAGCGCCGGCCAGCGGCAGCGGCCTGTTGCTGGGCGGCCTGGCCGCGCGCCTCGGCCAGCAGCTTGGCGTTGCCGGCCGCTTCCACTGCATCGTTCTGCAGCTGGATACCGGCGCGCAGTTCGGCGTTCGCGCTGCGCTCGGCGGCCAGCTCGACCCGGGCGGCGTCACGGTCGCGCGCGGCGAGGAACCAGCTGCCGCCGGTCCACGCGCCCACCACCAGCAGCGCGGCCAGCAGGATCACCGCGATGACCTTCCAGATACCGCCAGTGACGCCGGCGGCCAGCGTGCCCAGGGCGCTCACACGACCCCCAAGCACATGTTGCGCTCGATGGCGCGCCGCTTCACCAGCCCCGGCAGCCGGATGCCTTTGGCGAGCGTCCAGCGCAGCATCTCGTCACAGCCGCCCTGCACGTCGCCCGCGTTCAGCTTGCGCGCCATGGTGGACTTGCACATGGCGTCCCCGCCCACGTTGTAGGTGAAGCTCACCAGCGCGGCGCGCCGGTAATCGGGCAGCGGCGCCCGGATGCAGTCGTCGACTGCCCGGTTCGCCAGCTGGAGCGAGTCGGCCAGCATGGCGTCGCACTGCGCAAGCGTCGCACGCTGGCCAAGGCGCACGCCCTTCGTCTCGCCGAAACAGATCGTCGGGATCCCGACCGGGTCGGCGTACGCGGCCAAGCGCAGACCTTCAAAGCCGCCGACGATGGTGACGGCGATCGCCACCCACGCGGCGCGCCGTTTATTTGTCTGTACCATGGATTTCCTTCTGCGCGAGCAAGCGCGCGCCAAATGCCAGCGTCGAGACCAGAGCCGCGATACCGGCGAATACGCCATTGGGAACGCCAGCAGGCTGCACCAGCGCGATATACACCTCGGCGGCGCCCAGCAGGCCCGCAGCGGCGTTGAATTTCAGGCTCCAGGCCTTGGCGAGCACCGCGCGCCAGTCTTCGATGAGGATCATTTGCGGACACCCCGCTCAAGCGATTCCAGGCGCATACCCTGGCCGTCGATGATGCGCTGCATCGAGTACTGCATTTCCTTGATGGCGTCGGTGCGCGTGTCGCGATCATCGACGCGCTTTTCGAGCTTGGCGATGTTCAGGATCAGCGTGGCCTGGTCGGCGCGCAGCAGGTCGAGCTTGGCCTGTGTCTTCTCCGCAGTGCTAGAGCTGGTAACGGCAAACCCGGCGAGGGCGAGGATGATGGCGCCGGCGGTGCTAATCAGCCAGGTAAGCGGGAGTTTGGTATCGATGATGCGGGGTTGCGGAACGGATGGGTCCATGTGTAGCTTTCAATAAAAAGGCCACCCGAAGGTGGCCTGTGGTGGAGCGCGCTGGATCAGTCGATCGAGGCGGCGGTGATGAACAGGGCGTCGATGTCGGTCGGCGTCAGCTCCAGCACCTGGCGGATACCTTCGACCAGCCAGTGGTCGCGCCGCACGTTCTGCGCGTATTCAAGGTACGTGCGCGCCTGGTCACCCTCTACGCCGGGCGCTGCGTCGACGTAGGCCTTGACCGCCGCCATGTGGCCAGCGCCGATCAGCGCAAGCCGTGCATTCAGCATCGGCACGGATTCGGGCACGCGCGGCACGGCGGCGGCAGCGATATCCAGCTCGCGCTGCGCCAATTCTTCTGGCGTCAT